TATGAAATCAAATGATATTGTTATAAAGTATGGACTCGATAGAAACGAAGAAGAATATAATAGCCGCTGGGCGACTAGCGATTGAAGAATTAGTAAAGGTAGCAAAAGAAAAGATCGTTGACTCAGAAGAGGATATTTCAGCTGACAGACTTAAAAATGCTGCCGCTACTAAAAAGTTATGTATATTTGATGCTTTTGAAATTCTCACAAGAATTCAAGAGGAGGAAAGTATGATAAACGAATCGTCAAGCGCTTCAACTAAACCCGCTTTTAAAGGGTTTGCAGAATCGAGATCTAAATAATGGCATATCAACAGGAATTATACCGGATAGCCAAAGACTACGTTAAGCCGCAAGCAATTAAGAAAAAAAATCGCTACGCTAAATGGGAGTATGGTTACGACAAAGAATACGATCTTGTTGTAATAAGTAGAACAGGCAAGATAGGAGATATATATGTTATTGGTGATTTACATATCGCATTACCTTTGTTAGAGGATAAACTCAGTAAGGGAATTAATAAGTGGGCACCAAAAGAATACCCAAAAGAATTAAGTAAAATTAAAAGCGAAGCGGATTGGGAAAAGTATCCGACTGCATTTAAAGAGAAGTGGTATGGATATATTGACACAGAGTTTAACAGGCGCGAAGAAGGTTTTTGGTTTATTAACAAAGACCAGCCTACTTATATTACTGGTACTCATTACATGTACTTGCAGTGGTCCAAGATTGACGTTGGGCACCCAGACTTTAGAGAATCAAACAGATTGTTCTATCTTTTTTGGGAAGCTTGCAAAGCAGACAGAAGAAGCTATGGCATGTGCTACCTTAAGAACAGAAGATCGGGATTTTCTTTCATGGCCTCAGGAGAGACCGTTAACCAAGGCACAATATCTACGGATGCTAGATTTGGCATACTGTCCAAGTCTGGACCCGATGCAAAGAAGATGTTTACAGACAAAGTTGTTCCGATATCGGTTAACTATCCATTCTTCTTTAAACCAATACAGGACGGAATGGACCGCCCGAAAACAGAGCTTGCGTACAGAGTCCCGGCCTCAAAGCTTACAAGGAGGAAACTCGATTCAAACGAGAAACTTCAGGAAATTACAGGTCTCGACACAACGATCGACTGGAAAAACACCGGGGACAACTCTTACGATGGAGAAAAACTAAAGCTACTAGTACACGACGAAAGCGGCAAGTGGGAAAGACCTACGAACATACTTAACAACTGGCGAGTTACAAAAACTTGCTTGAGATTAGGTAGTCGCATTATCGGTAAGTGTATGATGGGCTCAACCTCAAATGCATTAGACAAGGGGGGTAAAAACTTTAAAAAATTATATAACGATTCAGACGTTACAAAAAGAAATAAGAATGGGCAAACAAAAAGCGGGCTGTATAAGCTTTTTATACCGATGGAGTGGAATTATGAAGGATTCATTGATGAGCACGGTTGGCCGGTTTTTGACGTACCTAAGAAAGATATTCTTGGTCCTCAAGGTGACATTATTGATGAGGGTGTCATTGATCATTGGGAAAATGAAGTTGAAGGATTAAAAGACGATCCGGATGCGTTGAACGAATACTATCGTCAATTTCCAAGAACAGAACAACACGCTTTTAGAGATGAGTCTAAGCAATCGTTATTTAACTTAACTAAGATCTATCAACAGATAGATTATAACGACGAGTTAAAAAATAATACAATGGTTACGAAGGGAAACTTTCAATGGGAACACGGTATTAAAGATACAAAAGTAATGTTTTATCCGAACAAAGACGGTAGATTTTATATTACTTGGGTTCCTAATCAAGAACAACAAAATAACATAATAATAAAGAATGGTATCAAGTACCCTGGAAACGAACATATTGGAGCTTTTGGTTGTGACAGTTACGATATTAGTGGTGTTGTTGGTGGTGGAGGTTCTAACGGAGCGCTTCATGGATTAACTAAGTTTTCAATGGAAGACGCACCTCCTAATCATTTCTTTTTAGAATATATAGCTAGACCTTCAACAGCCGAGATGTTTTTTGAAGACGTACTGATGGCTATGGTGTTTTACGGAATGCCAATATTATGTGAGAATAACAAGCCTAGATTGCTTTACTATTTAAAGCGTCGAGGATACAGAGGCTTCAGTATTAATAGACCGGATAGATCTTACAATAAGTTATCTGTGTCAGAACGAGAAGTAGGTGGTATACCTAACTCAAGTGAAGATATTAAACAAGCACACGCTTCGGCAATTGAAACTTATATAGAAGACTTTGTTGGTCAAACAAAAGAAGGGTACGGTGATGTTTATTTACAAAGAACATTAGAAGACTGGGCCAAGTTTGATATAAACAACAGAACAAAGCATGATGCATCAATAAGCTCCGGCTTAGCACTAATGGCATGCAACAAACATAGGTATAGCCCCAAGGGAGCTATAACAACAAAGAAATACTCCTTAGGGTTTAAGAAATACGACAATAAAGGAACCACCTCAAAAATAATGCAATAGATGAATGTAAGTACAAATACTAATAGTCCATTTCCTGATCAGGTAGTAAGTGATGCTGAAAAAGCAACGCTAGAGTACGGATTACAGGTTTCTCGTGCTATTGAGCAAGAGTGGTTTAATTACGGAGGAGCAGGTTCGAATAGATACGCATCAAACTGGAATAACTTTCATAACCTTAGATTATATGCTAGGGGTGAGCAAAGTGTACAGAAGTACAAAGATGAATTAGCTATTAATGGCGATTTATCTTATTTGAATTTAGACTGGAAACCAGTTCCAATACTTTCAAAGTTTTCAAACATCGTGGCTAACGGTATTACTCAAAAGCAATACGACATATCAGCATACTCGCAAGATCCTGAATCTTTAAAGAAAAGAACGGATTACGCAAACAATATTTTGTTTGATATGAATACGCAGAAGGAGCAAGCAATGGCTTCTGAAATGGTGGGGGTATCATTTAAAAAATCTGTAATACCAAACGGAGAACTTCCGGAATCTTTGGAAGAAAGGGATTTGCACATGCAGCTTAGGTACAAACCGGCTATAGAGATTGCGGAGGAAGAAGCTATTAATACGGTATTGGCTACTAATGAATTTGATTTAATTAGAGCAAGAGTAAACCAGGATTTAGTTAACATTGGGATAGGTATAACTAAAACATCGTTTAACCCCGCGGAAGGAATAGTTATTGATTACGTAGATCCTGCTTACTGCGTGTGGTCTTATACAGAGGACCCTAACTTTGGGGATATATATTATGTAGGAGAAGTTAAATCTATAACTATACCAGAACTTAAAAAAGAATTTCCTTATATATCTAACGAGGAACTAGAAAAAATTCAAAAATCACCAGGTAATCGTAGAATGATACGAGGCTTTGAAAACTACGACTATAATACTGTTCAGGTATTATACTTCGAGTATAAGACATATACGGACCAGGTATTTAAAATAAAAAGAACAGATAGCGGATTAGAAAAAGCTATTGAAAAAACTAGTGAATTTGATCCGCCACCAAATGACAACTTTGAAAGAGTTGCTAGATCAATTGAGGTATTATATCGCGGAGCAAAAATAATTGGGTCTGATATAATGCTGGAATGGAAGTTAGCTGAAAATATGACTCGTCCACTAGCGGACACGACTAGAGTTGAGATGAGCTACTCTATAGCTGCACCTAGAATGTATAAAGGAGTTATACAATCACTTATAGGCAAGTGCATTGGGTTTGCTGATGTAATACAATTAACACATTTAAAAATACAGCAGGTGTTGTCTAGAATGGTTCCTGACGGAATATTCTTGGATGTTGACGGACTAGCTGAGGTTGATTTAGGTAATGGTACAAATTACAATCCAGCTGAGGCGTTAAACATGTACTTTCAAACAGGTTCTGTTATTGGTAGATCAATGACACAGGACGGGGATATGAACAGAGGCAAGGTTCCTATACAGGAACTATCGAGCTCTTCTGGTATATCTAAAATACAATCTTTAATTACCGCATACAACTATAACATGCAGATGATTAGAGACGTAACTGGATTAAACGAAGCTAGAGACGGTAGTATGCCAGACGCTAACGCTTTAGTAGGGCTACAAAAAATGGCCGCAAACACATCTAATACAGCTACAAAGCATATACAAGACGCTAGCATACAATTAGCATTAAGCACTTGCGAAAACATATCGCTTAAAATAAATGACGTATTAAACTTCCCTCTTACTAAAAACTCTTTAATGAATAGTATATCTACTTTCAATGTAGAAACACTAAAAGAAATTGAAAATCTTAATCTTCATGACTTTGGTATATTTTTAGAGATGGAACCAGACGACGAAGAAAGAGCGGAACTGCAAAAGAATATTCAAATAGCTTTACAAACTAAAGAAATTGATATTGAGGATTCAATTGATATTAGTCAGATTAAAAACTTAAAGTTAGCTAACGAATTGCTAAAGCTTAAGCGTAAAAAGAAAAAAGAAAGAGAGCAGGCTTTAGTTCAGCAAAATATTCAAGCACAAGCTCAAGCAAACGCTGAGTCCGCGGAGAAAGCTGCAATGGCTGAAGTACAAAAGCAACAAGCAATGACTGCTGAGAAGGTAGCAATTGAGCAAGCTAAATCAAACTTTGAGATGCAAAGAATGCAAACCGAAGCGCAGATTAAAAAAGAGTTAATGGCAACAGAGTTTCAATATAATCTGAAGCTCGCGCAAATGAAAGCTCAAGAAATAAAAGCTAAAGACGCACAAATAGAAGATCGCAAAGATAAAAGAATTGAAAAGGAGGGATCGCAACAAAGCCAGCTAATAGAGCAAAGGCAAACGCAGGGATTACCAAAAGACTTTGAGTCTGCCGGCAATGATAACCTAGGCGGATTTGATCTATCTCAATTCAACCCGCAATAAGTACCTATTTAATAATTATATAATATCATATCATGAGTGAAGTAAAAACAGAAGGATCTTTTAAGATCCAAACAAAACCAAAGCTTACTGAGGAGCAAATAGCGGCTAGGAACAAAGAGCCACTGATAGACGTTCCAAGTAATGTAACTAGAGTAGTAATACCTAAAGAAGAAAAAGATGCCGTTCAAAAGCCAAGCACAGAAGAAGTGGATGTGGATGAATCAGCCGGAGATAGCCCGAAGATGGTCGGAGAAGTACCCGAGCAAGTCATCACAGAAGTTACCGAAGAAAGTAAGCCAAAAGAAGAAGTAAAGCCAGCTGTAGCGCAACCTGAGTTGCCTGAAAATATTATAAAGTTAGTTGATTTTATGCGTGAGACCGGAGGAACCATGCAAGATTACTTAAGACTAAATACTAATTACGACGAGGTAGACCGTGACGTATTAGTAAAAGAATATTACAAAAACACTAAGTCCCACTTAAGTGCAGAAGAAATCGAGTTTATGATCGAGGACAACTTTGCATTTGACGAAGACCTAGACGAGGAGCGAGATATCCGTAGAAAAAAACTCGCATATAAAGAAGAGGTTGCAAAAGCCCGTACGTTTTTAAATGATACCAAGGATAAGTACTACGACGAAATCAAGTTGAATTCGCCAACACTTACCGAGGACCAAACTAAAGCATCGGACTTTTTTAATCGATATAAAGAGGACCAGGAAAGAAACGTTGCTAACCACGATAAGTTTAAAGCCAAGACTAATGAGTTACTTAATGAAAATTTCGAAGGTTTCGATTTTACGTTGGGTGATAAAAAATTTAGATATGGCGTACAAAACCCATCACAGGTAGCAGAAAAACAATCAGACATCAGTAATTTTATAGGAAAGTTCCTTGGAAAAGATGGTACGATTGAGGATACTGCAGGGTATCACAAAGCATTGTATGCAGGTGCAAATGCCGATAAAATGGCAAATCACTTTTACGAGCAAGGTAAAGCCGATGCTATTAGAGATGTTGTAAACAAATCTAATAATACATCAAGTGGAGCAAGAAAAGCTGCGCCGATTGACGGAGCCAAGTTTGGAGCATACAAAGTGAAATCAGTTTCTGGAGCGGACTCATCAAAACTAAAAATTAAAAAGTTTAACAAACAATAACTATGAGTTTATTACCACAGTTTGGGAGCTTAGTCCCAACACAACAACCGCAATTGCTTGCGTCAAATTATCTACAATGGACAGACAGCGCAGGAGCTGCTAACTTTGCAGATTTTGCACAGCAGTATTTACCAGAAATCTACGAAGCGGAGGTAGAACGTTATGGAAACAGAACGTTATCTGGATTTTTAAAAATGGTTGGCGCTGAAATGCCAATGACATCTGATCAAGTTATTTGGTCTGAACAAAACCGTTTGCATATTTCTTACACGGATGTTGCTGGGCTAGCTAATGCTGCTCATTTAGATTTAACAACCGTGACAGCAGATGCTAGCGTTAATAACGTAATATCAATAAATGATACTATTGTTATTTTGGACCCAACAACTGGGGCGGAAGCGAAAGCAATAGTTACTGACGTACCGACTACTAATGGAGGTACTTTAGGGAATGTTGCGCATATTGCAGTTCAGTTATACAGCGGGCAAACAATCGCACAAGCTTTCCCTCCAGGAGGAGCGGCATTAACAGGTCTTAAAATATTTGTTTATGGTTCTGACTACTCTAAAGGAACAACAATTGGAGCAGGTGCAGGAAATTCTGCAGCAAGAGTTTCTGTTGAGCCAGTATTAACGCAATTTTCAAACTCTCCAATTATCATTAGAGATCAGTATGTTGTATCTGGATCAGATACCGCACAGATCGGATGGGTAAATGTAGCAACTGAAGACGGAACTGATGGATACCTATGGTACCTAAAAGCTGAGTCTGAAACGCGTTTACGTTTTGAAGATTACTTAGAAATGGCAATGGTAGAAGGAGAGCTAAATGCATCTACTTTAAATCCATTAACACAGCCAGGAACAGAAGGTTTGTTTGCTGCTATCCAAGCTAGAGGAAATGTAGAGACAGGATTTACAGCTGCTGCAGGATTAACTGAATTTGACGCTATCCTTAAAAACCTAGATACTCAAGGGGCTATTGAAGAGAACATGTTGTTTTTACAACGTCAAACTTCTTTGGACTTTGATGATATGCTAGCTGCAATTTCTGGAGGAGCACAAGGAGGAACCGCTTACGGTTTATTCGAGAACTCTTCTGAAATGGCTTTAAACTTAGGATTCACTGGATTCCGTAGAGGATCTTATGACTTTTACAAAACAGATTGGAAATACTTAAATGATGCATCTACTCGTGGGGCAATCAACGGAGTTAATTCAATTGAAGGTGTATTAGTACCAGCTGGAACTTCAACTGTTTACGATCAAATATTAGGAACAAATATCAGACGTCCATTTTTGCATGTACGATATAGAGCTTCTCAAACTGATGACCGTAGAATGAAGTCTTGGTTAACTGGATCTGTTGGTGGAGCAAGTAACTCAACTCTTGATGCAATGGAAGTAAACTTCCTATCTGAAAGATGTTTGATTACTCAAGCAGCTAACAACTTTGTACTATTCAGAGGAATCTAAGGATTCAAATTATGTAATTGTTACCCTCGTTATATCAACGGGGGTAATTATTACTTTTAAACTATTAAATTATATTATATTATGGCAAATAAAAAACCAGTGGCTAAAAAAGCCGCAAAAGAAGTAGAGGTTGTAGAACAAGTATTTGTACCAGCCGAAATAGTAAAAGAAAAGGTTATACCAGTTAAAGAAGAACTGGAACCAGCTAAACCAGAATGGGAAATTAAAGATAGGATATATTACTTAACAGGTAGACATACTCCTTTAACTTTAACAATACCGGGTAAACATACGCGAAAGCATGCTTTACTTTATTTTGATCCTAAAACAGGTAAGCAAAAAGAAATTAGATATGCAACCAACCACGATTCTCCGTTTAAAGAAGACCAAAAGGGAGAAGCAACAATGGGACATATTATGTTTATGAATGGGGACTTAAGAGTACCTAAAGAAAAACAAAACTTACAAAAGCTGTTATCTTTGTATCACCCTTTAAAAGGTAGAATATACGAGGAGTTTGATCCAGTAGAAGAAGCATACGACGATTTAGAAATGCTTGATTTACAAACAGATGCAGCGGTATTTGCAAGAGAAATGGATATTGACGATGCTGAGGCAATCCTTCGAGTAGAAATGGGGAGTGCGGTAAACCAGTTATCATCTAAGGAAATTAAAAGAGACCTAAGATTGTTTGCAAATGCAAACCCTGAGTTGTTCTTAGAATTAGCTCAAGATGAAAATGTTGGATTACGTAACACAGCAATCAAAGCAACCGAAGCGGGTATATTAGCTTTGTCACAAGATCAAAGAACATTTTCTTGGGCATCTAATGGCAGAAAGCTTATGAGTGTGCCTTTTGACGAGAATCCTTACTCTGCAATGGCAGCTTACTTTAAGACCGACGAAGGTGGTGAAGTATTTAGATCTATAGAAAAAAAGTTTAATTAGTAGTTTTTAAAAAAACTATGTGATTATATTATAGATGGTGAATTAATTTTAGCCGGCTTCATCACTGGGGCCGGTTAATATTTATAATAAAACAAAAAAATGGCAGTAAATGTAGATATAGTTTATAAAACAGTGTTACTTATTCTGAATAAAGAACAGAGAGGTAACTTATCTCCGGATGAATTCAATAAAGTTGCAACGCAAGTACAATTAGAAATCTTCGAGAGCTATTTTGATACGCTTAATCAACAATTACGTAGACCAGATAATGATACAGAGTATGGCGATCGCGTTAAAAACGTAGATCACAACATATCTGTATTTAAAACATACGGTAACGCAACTTACGTACCAACAGGCGGGTACTTTAGTTTACCAACAACCTCAGGGTTGGGCGCTGCGGCGCAGACACTTACAGGTGACGGAGTTGCAATATCGTTTCCTTTTACATCGATAACATCTTCGCAGTTACAAACTAGCGTAATAGCTGTTACAATAAACGGTGTATCTACTACGGCTTACACAATCAGTGGAGCTAATATAATCTTTAATAGCATACCAGCTTTAAACGACGCTATAGTCGTTACAGCGACCCCAGAGGACTTTTACAGACTCGGTACAGTTATATATCAAGATTCAAAAGAAGCGCAGCTATCTCAGCGAAACGAGCTTCTATACTTAAACAACAATCCTTTAATAGCGCCAACAAAAACATATCCTATATATCTATATGAGGACAGTAAATTATACTTGTATCCACAAACTATTACATCGGATATAAGTGTTAGCTATTTAAGAAAACCCGTAGATGTTATATGGAACTTTACAATTCCATCCGGACAAAACTACTACCAATACAATGCTACTAACTCAGTTAATTTTGAGCTATCAAAAACGGAGCAGGCAAATATTATCTTAAAGATATTACTCTACTCGGGTGTCGTTATAAGAGACCCATCAATAGTACAGATAGCGGCACAGCAAGTGCAACAAGAAAATCAACGCTCAATAATGTAAGATATGCCGATACCTAATGGCGGTTTAATAACCGAAACTAATGAACAATATTACGCTGGAGCACAGCGATTTCTTATATCGAATCCGGCTGTTATAGGTGATTCTGTAACAACTACGTTTAATACGGACTTGGCATACGATGCTGCTAACGCTACATTAACCAACTTTGTTGTATACACAAGCGACACTGGATTAGCGGGATCATACTCTGAGTTTGCTCCGGGATATACTGTAACAGGAAATACAATAACTTTTACGTCTACAAACGGCTTAAGGCCACACATTGCGATACAATTAAAATCTTTAGACGGAGGAAACTTTGGAAACGAGGATGCTCTCGGGGATGCAGTACAAGAAAACTACGGAAGCTACGCTTACACTTCTTTAAACGATGTTATTAACGGCTTTATCGCAACTTACGTTGGTGAGCATAAATTAATAGGCGATGTTAAAAGAACAGATGTAATATTCCATGCTAAAAGAGGATTGCAAGAATTTAGCTATGATACTTTAAAAAGCGTCAAGTCGCAAGAAATAACTATTCCACCTAGCCTAGGTGTTACAATACCACAAGACTACGTAAACTACGTTAGCTTAGCATATATAGATCAATTAGGTGTAAGACACCCAATATATCCAGCAAACAATTTAACCAGTAGCCCATACGAGGTGCCGTTGCAGGATGAAGCAGGAGATTACACTATGGATAATACTGGTGATCTTTTAGAAGGTACTTCTATTACGAACGAAAGATGGGGCGAGGCTAATGACAGATTATTAAATGGCAATATAACATTTGACGATTACTGGGCTTACGGTAGTTACTTAACAGGTAATCCATTTTATGGGCAAAGATACGGTAACGATCCACAGAATTCACAAAGGAATGGCTGGTTCAATATGAATGAAAGAGATGGTACAATAGCTTTTTCTTCCAACTTAAAAGACCGATTAATAATACTTGATTATATATCAGATGGGTTAGCGTATGACTTGGATTCTAGGATACCCAAGATGGCCGAGGATGCATTATATGCTCACATACTATATTCTATATTAGCGAGCAGAATTAATCAACCTGAGTACGTTATACAGCGTTTAAAGAAAGACAGGTCTGCTAAGCTAAGAAATGCTAAAATAAGATTATCTAACATTAAACTATCAGAGATAGTACAGGTAATGAGAGGTAAATCTAAATGGATAAAATCATAATTTAATGGCACAAGAAATCAAAAACACATTTCTAAAATCCAAGATGAATAAAGATCTTGATGATAGAATATTGCCTAACGGCGAATATAGAGATGCTCGGAATATATCAGTTGGTAGATCCGAAGATAACGATGTAGGTGCCTTAGAAAACATAATTGGTAACGACCTGGTTACTGGAACAGATATAGGCAACGGCTTGACTATAATAGGTATTAAGGCAGATAACTCTACGGATAGATTATTTGTGTTCTTAACGGATTATACAGATCCAAACCCATTGAATCCCACTTCTGCTACTTCTACATCAAAGCATTATATATATTCTTATAATAATTCTAATGGAAATTACACTCTTTTAGTAGAGGGTTCCTTTTTAAACTTTTCTACCACTAATAGAATAACTAGCATTAACTTGCTAGAAAACTTATTGTTTTGGACGGATAATAGAAACCAGCCTAGAAAAATTAATATTAATTTAGCAACTACCGCAGGTATTAGCACATCTGCAGGCGGCCCAACCTATTATACTCAAGAACATCAAATATCCGTAGCAAAATATAACCCATATAAACCTATAGAGCTTTACAATAGGATTGATCTTGTTGCCTTAAATCCTACTACAAATTCTTTTGAGGTATCAGGAAACAGACTAGCAGAGCTAACTCCTTTTATAGGAGCTACTGTTATTTCTTTAGAAAATAACATAGAAGGCTTAAGCTACATAAAAGTTTCTAATGTAGCATTAAATTTAACATCAACGGAAACAATAGTTACGGTTTCACCTGTTTTTCCAGGGGGGGTACCAACTGCAAATACATATATTTCGCTCATAAAATCTACTATGAGCAATAAAAATGATGATACCGATTGGCCCGGAGATCCCGACTTTTTGGAAGACAAGTTTGTGAGGTTTAGCTATAGATTTAAGTTTGATGACAACGAGTATTCTTTAATGGCTCCTTTTACTCAAATAGCTTATATTCCTAAACAAAACGGATACTTTATTAATGGTGATGAAGATTCCGCTTATCAATCAACGATAGTTGATTTTATGGAAAACCAAATTCAAAATATAGGATTAGTGATTCCATTGCCATCTTCAGGTACAAGATTAAATCCTGACTACAAAATTAGTGAGTTAGAAATATTATTTAGAGAAAGCGACGGTGTTGCGGTAAAAGTACTAGAAAGTATTTCTTCAGGTCAAATTTCAGCCAGTGTTGGCGCAGGTAATTATTACAATTATGATTATCAATCAAGAAAACCATATAGAACATTACCTGAAGCTCAAACAGTAAGAGTTTACGACAAAGTACCGGTAAGAGCTTTTTCTCAAGAATCTTCAGGCAATAGAATAATATACGGTAATTACAGAGATCAACACACCCCTCCGTCTAACTTAAATTACAATTGTAGAATTGCTAAAAAAAGCGGCAACGGAGCATATAATAATTGGGTAGAGTATCCAAATCATTCGGTAAAAAGAAATAGAAATTACCAAATAGGTTTTGTATTAGCGGATAAGTTTGGTAGACAATCGCCTGTTATACTTTCTTCTGTTGATTTAGGAGCTACTGATAATGGGGAATTTTATTCAGGTTCAACAATATATAGCTCCTATGATTTACTGCCCAGCGACACAAATGTAAAAAATTGGTTTGGAGATGTTATACAGGTTTTAGTTAACGAACCTATAGCATCGGATATTAATACTTCTACGGGGACTCCTGGTTTGTATGCTATAAAACAACAAGCCGCTTCTTCAGGAGAAGGTTTTGCAATTACGACGGGCTTTGTAGCAGTATCCCCTATAACTGATACCACTTGGACATTTACATTGGACAACACCACTTACCCTAATAATATAAATATACCTCAAGTAGGCAATTCTTTAAGAGGAGCGTATGAAGATTTTGTAGAAGTTACTAATGTAGTAAACACCGCGGGATCCACTTATGTAGCAACAACTACGGGGAGGATAAACGACACTTACTTAAGAGCCGATGATTTACCCTCTAATGTACCCGATTTAAAATTCGCCTATACTATAAATGACCTAGGCTGGTACAGTTATAAAATTGTAGTTAAACAATCGGAACAGGAATACTATAATGTATACCTACCGGGCGTACTCAACGGTTATCCGGGTCTTTCTGGAGTTATAGATCCCAATTCAGCATCTACTAGTATTCCAGGCGGAGTTGATAATGGACTATTCCCTACTAATGAAACTAATTTAACCGCACACACTGTGCTATTTAATGACAATATAAACAAAATTCCTAGGGATTTAAACGAAGTAGGGGATCAAGATCTTCAATATCGCAGCTCCGTGACACTATACGGCAGGGTCACAAACATTATGGGCGCGGGGGCTGATTCCCAAAGTAATATACAGTATTACCCTAGGCTTAGCTACAAAGGTATTAATGCTTTATCGCATACATCGACCGCTATAGCGCCGGCTAAAGATTTTAATATGGGGTTTGCTGATTTATCCACTGATATCCCGGCTGTATCTACTACTGCCCCTACTGTAACTAGCGCGCAGCCACTTAATGGTAATAAAGTTTTTTATCAAGTAGACACAAATCCTTTAATAGCTAGAATTTCAACAACAGAAAAAGGCATAGGGTGGGAGAACAAAATAATTGTTGATCCTACATCCCCTTATGTAAGCATGCTACCTTTTTTAGCTGTATATGAAACTGCTCCATTTGAATCAAATCTTGATATATACTGGGAAACTACTAGTGCTGGTTTAATTGTTGACCTAAATGCTGCAGTATTAGAAGAGTACGAATCAATATCTGGATTAGAAAACTTTTCTTGGGATTTTGATGAAAGCTTCGTTTTTGATCAAAATGTGACAGACTGGTTTGGATTAATAGATGCAACCGGTCAATCGTATTTGTTAGGAGCAGATGTAGAAATAGTGTCCGTAACAGACGGAGCAGGAAACGATGCTCAAAATTTATTCGATATTGAAGAAGGAGCAGACCCTGGCCCTAACGCAAATAAATTTAGGATATTATATAAAGGTAATGGTATTGTTTTTGAAGAAGGTAGTAAAACATTAAACGTTTATGAGTTTGATTTAAAAATAACCACAGATACTGGATTTATAAGCACCATAACTGTAGGAGGCGAGGAAGCAGGGGTGGGGGCTTTAAAAAATGTAACCCCTTCGTTTAATACTATAGCTCCTGTAGCCGTTAACGAAAACGATCGTGTAATAATTTCAGCTGCTACATGGGAAGCCGCTAACCCTCAAAACGGATCCTCTATAAATTCGGGAGGAGTTAGAAATCCGCAACTGGTTTATAGGTTTAAAGCAGCACCGGGTAGTTCGTATCCTGATAACTGGGTTATGGACCCAACAAATGGAGAATTAACACAAGCTACTCCCGCAAATCCAGTAGGGGCAACTTCAAGAAATTTTCAAGGTAATCCGCCGGGAATATACAATATAATATTAGAACTCATTGATGCTAATGCGGAGGAGCCTGTTGGTACAGTGTCCCCTGCTTTTAATTCAATTGTAGAAACTCAGGCATTAGATGTAAGAATCACGTACCCCCAAGTAAACTCGGGAGCTATTGATAATACTTGTATAATTACACCTGCAGAAATAACCAGTAGCACTGCGGCTATAAATAATTATGACAAAGGATCTAATCCAGACGAGCCGGATGAGCCGGAGGTTTGGAATTACAAAACTAGAATTTACTATATAGCGAACAATCCACCCCCAAACACAACTGTAGATCTTAATTATTTCATAGAAAACGGGGTAGTAGGAACACAGCCGTCGGAGCACACCACAGACATTTTTAGAATAGGGACGGAAGCTCACAAAGAAGGAACTATAGTGCTTACTGCTAATGTATACGGCCCTACTATCAGCCCAGTTATACCTATGGAGGGAAGACTTCACAGTGCTTCTTACTTTTATAGAATAGCTCCAGATCTTACTGATGCAAATGCAGATTTTAATCCGGCTTGGCTTCCAATCACTCCATCTTTAGACTACAATTCTACTGGAGGCAATAGCAATAATATAAACAGTCCAGACGAAGACCTTCCGGATCCCGGAAACAATCCCATACAATGGCTAGGATCTGATAAGCTATGGTTGCAAAGTGTAAGGGCATTTGACCATAATACGTTTAATGCAACTAGAGGCATTGAATATGTAGTAGTTTTAAACGGGGCATACTCAGTTTCTGGTGTACCAGGTGGGCAGTCAAACGCAACACCTTGGTCATGGGTACATGCTGATGATTTACATTATCCTACATGTGTGCCTTGGCAAGGAACAAACTTAGTTACATTAAACGGTGCAGGGAATCTGTTTAAGCATTACCGCTCAGCAGAAAGTACTTCTAGAACTGGATCGGTTACTGTTCCAACTACTGACGAAGTTTGGAGTGATACTCCTTATGGAGAATACATTAATGAGTTTTACACAACTAGTGCTGGTAATGTTTCTTATTTTCCCGCAGACACAGCTATTCCTTACATAAACTTTACGTTGGATTTAACAAATATAACTCCCGCCCCTATCAAGTGGACGTCGTTTACCACTAGCGCTGGCCTTGATTTAAAGTGGGTAGCAGGATTTGATGGAAGTGGACAAAAATTATTTGAACTCTCAGGTGTTGGAGCAATACAAACTACTGCAGGAATAGATTCAGAAGGATTAGGACAATCTAAAGGCACTTTAAGAGTGTACAGAAAAACATAATAAGCATGGCTACAATTATAGAATTAAAATATTTTAACACTTTTTGGCTAAAAAAGATAAAATCTATTACGGAGGTGGTGCCCGGCTCTACGTCTGTTTTTCAGAGCGTGCAAGGTACTAAAACTATAAATATATCGCCAGGTCTTGATGCTGAAGAACTAAACGTTGGACAGCAGGTTACTATGACGTGGATAGACGCAATTTCGGGTCTTCCCATTACTTATAATAGCTACGTAGAATCCTTAATAGTAGGGTCTCCAACTACCCAATTTGTAGCAGGTGAAGCACCTCCTGCTGGTGTAGTGGGTAATCCTACAATTACTTTTGGCAAAATAATTAATTTTGACAATATACCTCAGTCATACGATGGTGATGCCACTGATGACTGGCTAATTGAAGAATCAAGAATTAGAGGAGGGTATAATAATACATCCGTTGACTTTGGAGTGAAAGCCTACGCTGTTGAAGATGAGCCTAACCAGTCTCATAAATTTAGTTCTTTAATACATTCTGGCATATTTAATTCTAGAACAGGCGTTAACCAAACTAATCAGTTTTCTGTAGGAGAGGACATAACAAGAACAATTGATCCAGCTAATGGCTCAATACAAAAGTTATATGCAGAAGATACTAACCTAATTATTTTCCAAGAAAATAAAGTAAGTAAGTCTTTAATTGATAAAGATGCAATATACTCAGCTGAGGGCAATGCAAGTATTACTAGTAGGCCTTTAGTTATAGGGCAGAATGTAGCCTATGCTGGGGAATACGGTATAAGCACAGATCCGGAATCGTTTGCTGTAAACGGATATAGAAAATACTTTACAGACAGAGATCAAAACGTTGTTTGCAGATTATCAATGGACGGGATAACCGTTATATCTGCTTATGGCATGACCGACTTCTTTAGAGACAAACTTTCTACCGCGGCGGATAATATAATAGGCGGGTGGGACGCACATAACAAGCAATACGTATTATCAATACCTCAAAGCGGTATCGAATATGACACACTAGCATTTGACGAAACGTCAAAAGGATGGGTTAGCTTTTTTACTTACCAGCCTAATCAGATAATAAGTTTAAATAACAATTATTTCTCAGCTAATGCGGGTAAACTTTACAAGCATTATACATTAGCACCAAATACAGAAGCTAGAGGGGTGTTTTACGGAGATCAAAATAACTCCAATGTAACTCTCGTATTTAATGGAGCACCATCTATGGTTAAAAACTTCCAAACAATAAATTATGAGGGAGACACGGGGTGGAGAATGGATAGCTTTAAAACTAACACGGATTTAACGTTACCTATAACAAGTGCGGTTTTTGTTACTACATTGGAACAAATGCAAAACTCGTTATTAATAAACAGGTTTAAGTTAAAAGAAGACAAGTACTATGCTGATTTGGTTAATGGTACACCTTCTCAAAACGGTGAGGTTGTATGGGGTAGCTCATCATCAGGTGTAAAAGGATTCTTCGGAGAAGTAACAATGTCAATAAATAATAGCAACGTCGGTAAAAAAGAATTGTTTGCCGTAAGCACAGGATTTGTACAATCATCATAATAAAATAAAGATATGTCAGCAACATTAATAGCAGCCGGAATAGGAGCCGCAGTAAATATAGTAGGAGGAATAATTGGAGGAGGCAAAGCTAAAAGGCAAGCCCAAGCAGCTCAAAGAGAGAAAGACAGGCTTAATAGGCAAATAGCCATATTCGAACAAAACCGCCAAGATGTTATAAATCCTTATTCAGGCGTTACATCTTTGTCAGGTATGATAGACGAAATGCGTGGAGAGCTGAGTAACCCGTTTGCAAACCTAGGGGTTGCCACAAGTGCTGCGGAGATCCAGATGGAGCAAACAGATATTGCCTTAGCAAATACACTAGATGTGTTACAAGCGACGGGAGCGAGCGCCGGAGGTGCCACAGCGTTGGCTCAAGCAGCTAAGCAAAGCAAGAAAGAGGTTTCTGCTAATATAGAACAGCAAGAAGCACAAAACGAAAAGCTAAGGGCGCAGGGAGAACAGGCGTTACAGGCGAAAGAAATGCAGCTTACACAGATGGAAATGAGCGAAGAAGCTAGAATACAACAAGCTGAAGCGGCTGGAGCGCAATTTATGTTTGGTGCTCAAGAGCAAAGAGATATGGCTACATTAGATAGAATGTCTGGCTTTGAATCACAAGCTAGAGCTGATATAGCGAATGCTAATATGGCGGGTGCAGCTAATACCGCAGGAATGATTAGCGGCATTGGTAGTTTAGCTGGGGCTGTTATAGGAGCTGGAGGTTTTGGAGGAAACGATGCCCCCCTTGACACAGAATAACAATAAAATATAGAACATGAGTTACAGACAACCACAAATAATACAGGACAAATCAGGAATGATTATTCCTCAGGCGCTTGCCCAAGCATCTGGAGCAGTAGCTAAAGGTATACAAACATTTGGCATTGAAGAAAGAAAGCGCGAGGCAAAGGCGGAGGCAAAGAGGCTAAAGGACAGCAAGCAGCTTATAGATATATCAAATGCCCACGCTAAAAATTCAGCTGTGTTTAATGCTGGTCTTACTGAAATGTCTGAAAGTATGCGAGATACTCTTATTTCCCGCAACGAAAGAATTTTAAGTGAAATAGATTCTATTAAAAGAGCGCAGCTAGTAGACGGAAATACTAGTCCTGATCTATCTAAAAGACTTGGGCAATTGCAACAAGGATTATTAGAAGGCAATGGATTATCTAAAAAGATAATAGCAACATCAGGCGTTTTAACAGAGCTCATGCAAAACGAAGAAAAGCTAAACACTAATCTTTTCTACACAGAAGATGAAAACGGAAGTGACGAGCAGTCTAAATCAATAGTAATGGCTTTCGGTGGTGTTAAAGGGTATAAAGGATCAATGATTGAAGAAGATGGCAAATTATATGCTGTTGCTACAAATCCTGAAGGAAAAACATTTAAGATACTAGCATCGGAATTTGATAGTATAGCGGATGATCTTATATTAGAGAAAAAAGTAAATGCAGCTACAGAGCAAATAAGCTTTACTAAAAAAGCTTTATTTGACGGGGCTAAGCTAAGGGAAGAAATGATTGATTCCAGAGAGAAATTTCTAGAGTTTGAGTCCGGTTCAAAAATAACTGGAACAAGATCTATGCTTAACACAGACATGGTTAATTCTGTTAGAAAAAATGCCGTTAATGAAACGCAATCATTAATACAATCAGCTGCTGGAAATTCTCAATTACAGAACGAATATTTAAAGGACCTAAATTTAGACCCTAAAACATACAAGAACGCTACTGATGAGCAAAAAATAGTAATGGTCGCTCAAAGGTCAGCCTCTCTTTTTGACGATGCTAACGGTATATATCAAGACAAATCAGGAAATTACTACTTTGACGATGTACAGACGCGAAGAGCAATACCTGCTACCGACAGCGACTCTTCCCAAATGTTTAACACATACACAAAAGAACTAAATCAAGCAATGAAAGAGGGGGTAGACAAAGAAACTGCATTAGCTGATATATTTCAAATAGGCGGGAACAAAAGAATTAGAATAGGAGGAAGTTATTACACGCCTAGGAATGTAGAGATAGAAGGTGATATAGTTACTGTTACAAAAACAGGAAAGCCTGACAAGGAATATGTAACGGGAGCGCCAGATTTAGATAAAATTTCTTACGACTTGTCTGAACCAAAATCTCTTTACAATTTCCTGCGTGCTACTACTGCATTAAAAGAATCAGATATTACAAGAATTAGAAAACAAATATTATCTTACAAATAATTAAATAAAAATATATGTTTAAGTACTTAATAAACGACCAAGAAGTTACATTTAATTCTGAAGAGGAAAGATTAAAAGGCATAGCGGAAGCTGAAGCAAATGATTATTCAATAGAATTATTAGAAGAGCCTGAATTTAAAACTAGTGATGCTCCAGAAAGTGCATTTAGTCAAGTAATATCAGGTGAAGTGCCTGAAATTGAAGAGGATTTTATACAAGACCCTGCGAAGAGTGCGGATGCAGTGTCGGAAACTGTAGCACAAAAAGATACGGAATTACTTTTGGACGATGGTTCTACGGAGTTACCGTCGGGAGAGAACTATAACATAGACGGTAAACCGGTTACTAAGAAAGAATATGAAGCCTATGATGCTGAAGTAAAAGCTGATAAGCCTTTAGAATTAACTATTAGCGAAGAAGACTTTACTGCTAACGAAAAAAAGTGGGAAGAGGAATTTAAAAAAGGAGAACTACCTCCCCCGCCCGATTGGGATTTAGCGGGAAGGACTTGGACAGGCTTGAAAGAAACGACTAAAGAGATCGGAGCCTTAGCTACTACTTTGCCCACCTACTTAAACCAATTTATAGGGGCAGTAGACAGAGCTGTATTTATGGACGATGCCGAAAAAGAAGTATTCGATAGTCTTGATCCAAAGGTTAGGGCGGCTATATTGAATGTTCGTACTCCTGGAATTTTAGGCAACTTGCCAGGATCGCAAAATTTAGCTAACCAAGGTTTATTATATTACGAGGAAGCTTCTAAGGAAATAGAAAAAGTGCGAAGCAATATGGTGCAATTTGAAACCACCATAGGAGAAGAATATGCTAGAGGCAATTTTGTTGAAGCTACGGCAAGAACAATTTCTGATGCAATAATCTCATTGCCTACTATGGCCCAAGCTATGATTCCCTATGTAGGAATAGCCTCAATAGTTTTATCCCAGGGATCAAAAGCAAATATGGAGGCTCAAAAAGAAGGAAAGCTTTTAGATTTAAAAACAATGGCTTATTCCGGAGTAATAGGGGCATCTGAAGGATTGTTAGAATTGGTAAGTAAGAAAATAGGAGGAGGAATGTTTAGAAGCCTAACAGGTAAATCTCGTCCTGTTATAAAGCAAGCGGTAAAAGATGTTTTTCTTAAGGTAGCCAAAGACTATAACAAAGAGGGTCTTTCAGAAGAAGGTACATTCATAATAAACAGCATAGCAGAAAAAATATACTTAGGTAGCGAAAAAGAAGCTATAGACTATTTCAAGGAAGGCTTAGATACTTACTTAATAGGAGGAATGAGTGGCGGGGGTGTTTCATCTGTAGGCTCTTCCGCAAACGTATATAATCAAATAATAGACGGGCGAAAAATTAAAGCTCAACTTAACGAAACAGATTACACTGACCTATCAAATGCATACAAAACTACGGAGGTGCCTGATGGGTTAGTAAACTTGTCTTTAAACCCATCTGTACAAGCATTTTTAAATAAAGAGCTTGATGTTAAGCTGAAAAAAGGAGATATTACTGTCGAAGAGTCTAATAATATAAAAAGAAACTTCGCTGACACACAAGGGGCCGCTAAAGCCGTGAATGCATCAACTATTTCAGATACTAACGCGGGAGAAGCTGTTGAGTTATTAACCGAAAAAACTAGGCTAGAAGCAGATATAAAAACAATAGGAGACAAATCTTTATCTGGTCCGCAGCAACTTAGGGTTGAGACTATAAAAACTTTACTTGATAAATTAGCTGGGCAGGGGGTACTTGAAGCTAAAACAAAGAAAGCTGACGCTATATTAAAACAGCTTGGTGGCAAAGGAGTTGTAGAGGTTGGCAATGAAAAACAAATGGCCGCTAAGTTTGATCAAATCAACAAGGAGGATCAAAAATTGCACGACGAAGCTCAGCAAAAAGCTATAGAAGCTGGCGAAAAAACATTTAAAGTAGGAGAAACTGAATTTTCTGTAGATAGCCAATATAAAAGTAACGCGCAGGAATTTGGAGGCTACGGAACTTACGTGCCAAGGCTAGACGGTACAGCTGAAGTTATTATAAACAAAGCAGTTGCTTTTGAAGACGGTATGGTCAATACGGCGGCTCATGAGGTATTACATTACGCCTTAAGAGAAACATTGAAATCAACCGTAGCACAAAAGAAAACAGGGACCGCCTTGCTGGATTTTGTAAATAGCATAGAGGCTACTGAGGACATTAAAGACAATGAATTTACAAGAAGGCTAAAGCAATACAAAGACGATGCCCGAATTACAGAAGGCGACACTCAGGAAGAGGTTTTAACTTTGTTAAGCGAAGCCATGCTTGACGGTAAATTAAAATTTAATGAAAACATGTCTACAAAGCTATTAGACTTTGGTAGAAGATTGCTAAGTTCTATGGGCTTTGCTTCTGTTAAATTTAATACAGGTAAAGATGTTTTTAACTTTATAAAAGATTACAACCGATCTATAAACAAAGGTAAGCTAGACAAGGGACTTGCGGGATCCTTAAAGAAAGGTATAAAAGGTAAGCTAACGGATTCCACTATAAAAGATCAGCCTAAGAAAAAACAATCCGCAAAACCTTCTTTAACCACAAACAAAGTTGATACAGCATTAGCTGCGCTAGAAGAAGCCGAGGCTTTAAGAGATGAAGACTTTGACAATCCTACGCTTGCTGCAAATGTAGAGAAAGCAGAGGCGGCTTACGATCAAGCTTTAATAGAAGCTGAAAACCTAGAGGAAGACGCGGCAGTTGATGTAGCAGAAGAAGCTACTAAAGAGAAAATAGTTAGACCTAAGGCGGATAAAACCAAAAGAAGGTATTCTTTAGATGCCGATGTAAAAAAAGAAATAGAACCTCAAATTGCAGAAGCACAAGTATTAAACAAGGAATTAATAGCACAGGAAAAAGAACTTAACAAAAAAGCTATAGCGGACATAGAAGCAATCCCTGATAAGGAGGTAAAAAGAACGGAAAAAGACAAAAGAATAGCTGAACTTAAAACTAACCCGCTAAGAGTTAGTAAATCTAATGAACTTAATAAGCTTGAACGAGAAATATCTAAAGAGTTAAAAACTCCTATAGATAAAGCAGTAAACTTGTTTACAAAACTTTATTATGATAAAATATCTGATAACGCTAAAACAGCTGTAACCAGGGATGAATTTAAAGAGTCTGCAAGAGCCGAAATCACAAGTATTACCATTAATGAGTTTAAACCTAAAACAATCAACAGGCAAGGCGAGAGCGTTGTTAACGACATCGAGGATATCATATTCCAAAGAGGTGGTTTACGTTTACGAAGCTTAGCGGAAAGACTAGGTGTTGTAGGTAAAGATCAAGGTATTGCTAGAGGAGCAGAAGCTCTTATTAAAATGGCTGACTCGTCTTCCGACATAAACTTTGATGAGAACGACAAGGATTCTGTAAGAAGCGAAGAAAAGCGTAAAGTTTCTGCGTTACTAGCTAGCGAAGCTAGATACAACCAAGCAAGAGAGCAGGTTGTAAATTTTTGGAAAGAAAATGAAGGAAATACTAAAGTAGAAAACTTTAAAAAGCTGCCTAACCTTATTAATAACATTCTTGCAGAAATGTTTAATGTTACAGAAGGAACATTGACTGCTAGGTCCGGTAATCTTAATAAAGCTGATTACGCCAATGCTATAAAAGCATTTACTGAAAAGCAAGCAGTATTTACTGTAAAGGAAGGCGACACTAAAAAAGAAGTAAGAGTACCTGTATCGGAAGTTAGCGCTTTTCAAGACGGTTTAAATGAAAAGAAAGCGGATAACAAAGATTTTAGCTATAAAAGAGAAGCTAATGAATCAATAGCAGAAGCTTTACTTAGATTTTTACCACAAACTAGTGCAGATGATTACACTTATGCAAGTGGACGTAAAGGTAGATTTTCAGGAAAATCCACAGGGCTACCTAAAAACCTTATGGGCTTAGCCTATAAAATTGACGGCAGAAAAACAACAGGCATTGGTAACGTTGAACGAACTGCACAAAAACTTACCGTAGAAGAAATATATGATGCTATTGGAGCAGGATTCGATGCTGACGGTAACGTTGTTCAAAAAATGGGTCTTAGTGGGAAAAACAAGGAGGGTCAAACTATGCTTGGCTTAATAAAGCTGCTTGGTAGAATGGTTACTAACGAGATTAGCAGAACCGAAACCGATCTTGACCCGATGACTAAAATGGATATAGCCGCGGGTAAAAACCGTATGATGTTCAGCTTAAAAATAGAAAGAGGCTTAAAGCAAGGGCTAGGAATAGAGGTAAATACCGATCTTTCTGAAGGAAACTTAAATAACACTAGGAATTTATTCAAGGACATTTCAGAAGAGCTAGGCTCTCAAGGAACTGTAGACTATCTTGTGCCGTTAATATCAAGAGGCTATGGAACTTACTACACTAAAAATGGTAAGGTATTTTTTGAGCCAGGAAGATTTAGTATATTTAAAAACAGGGAGGATTTTTTCAGCAGCATTGACATTGATGATTTTAAAGATTTTAAATCCGGGGATCGCAAAGTAGTTATAAACGATACCGATATAACTTTAAAAATAAACTTTGACCAAAACGCTAAAAATCTTAACAAATTCGCTGATCAAATAACAGAAAGACAAGAGTTTGCTAAGGACCAGCGCAAGGGACTTAACAAAATAGCTAAAATACTAAAATCAAAATTAAAAGAGGACTTTGAGGGCAACAAGGACGCAGTGGCATCTGTTTTGCAAACCATGAATTCTAATGTGGACGGCTTAATACGAACAGCGGCCATTCCTGAATTTATGTTTTTAGAGACTAACGAAACTAGTTACGTTTACGAGCACTCAAAAACGGCTTCAGATACGTTAGTTGAACTTTCGCAATTAATATTTAGCACAGACAGCAAAGTTGATTTCGATAAAGAGTTTAATGAGATAATGTCTGACTTTGTTGTGTCTATAATACCTAAGTCTTACGATAATATACTTAATGAGGTATTTAAGTCTAATGGGCCTAGGGAGGGTAATAAAAAAAGCAATTATGCAAAACCTCTTATTAAATCAAAAGACGGAATACCTGTTAGATACACCGACCAAGCATTTACTTCTCTTTTGTTAAAAAATGGCATGGCTCCAATGAATGTAGTACCTATAACCAAAGAAGGCCTACAAGACCATTTAAGTTCTGTAAAAAGCAGTAAAAAGCTTATAAAAGAAAATACTAAATTACTTCCTAAAAACTTAAGACAAGAGGGTATTACTAATAATCAAGCTATTAAAAACGCTGAAAACTTTGATAAAGCAATAGCTTTAGGTAATAGCTTAGATCAAGAAAACAGAGGTATTAGCGTTTGGGATTTTGATGATACATTAGCAACCACTAAAAGCAACGTGTTATATACAATGCCTGACGGCACTACCGGTAAAATTGATGCCGCCCAGTTCGCTAAAGAGGGCGACGCTATGCTGGCTAGCGGGGCTGAATTTGATTTTAGTGAATTCAGTAAGGTTGTTAAGGGAGAAAAAGGACCGTTCTTTGAGAAGGCTATTGCTAGAAACAAAAAATTTGGTAACGAGAACGTATTCATATTAACTGCTAGACCTGCTAACAGTGCTCTTGCTATACACGAATTTCTTAAAGGTATTGGTCTTGACATTCCACTAGCTAACATTACTGGCCTCGCTAACTCAGACCCACAGGCAAAAGCTAATTGGGTGCTTAGTAAATTTGCTGAGGGGTACAATGATTTTTACTTTGCGGATGATCACATAGGCAACGTTAAAGCTGTTAAAGAAGTTTTGTCTGTACTCGATGTTAAGAGCAAAGTGCAACAAGCGAGAGTTAAAAGCAGCTTACAGCTTAGCAAAAGATTCAATGAAATAAT